TGTAGTTATTGTCCGTCAACACGTTGCAATCTTCTTTCGCTGCCTCGTCTTGGATCAGTGCAGCATAAAGCTCCGACTCCTTACGGACAGTGAAGGCATCAAGCGTGGAGGATGAAAGTACTGACTCCTGAAACTCCCGCGCCGCTCTGGCAGCAATGTACCGCTGCAAACTGTAAGGCAACGTTTCGTAGTCGTACTGCTGAACAATGTCCACGTATAGATACGTGTGATCATTATCAGTTGCAGATGTCCAAGTGTCAGTTTGATTTTTGATGTCGTAGAGATAGCTGCCTCTTGCTGTGACATTGACGTGCTTGTGTTCGCCAACCGTGTCCACGGTCAGAACAGTAGATGGCAGAGGGATCTTGTTGGTTTCATCTCTAAGAAGTTTTTTATTTCGATCTCTATTAGAGTGCCAGCCGACTGCTTGTACGTCCTTATCTACCTGATTGAAAATCCTCTCAGCAGTCTCAGCATCCGCCAGTCCAGATTGCAGAGACGAAACCGGGCTTTCCCCAATGGTGTCGAGCATGAGGTTGACCGCCTCAAGTTTGCTCATACCCATGCGTTCTCTCCTTAAATAAAAAAAAGGCACTCCCACGCCGAAACATGGGAGTGCCTATGGAACTAGCCTTTAAGAAGTTTTAAATTCTACAGCTAATTCTGGACGAAGGACGCCGTGGCCAACAGCCATTTTTGCGACCATGAAATCCTCTTGCCGACGAACGTCTCGCTCAGTTTCCATCGCGAGGTCCATAAGTTTCAAGGTTCCAACGGCTTCCTGACACCAGAGGATACCCGTGGTCGTACTGTAGTCAGCACGATACTTGGAGTACACCGACGTGTCTGAAGTTTCGTTGGCAGTGGGCATCAAATTCGACCGCATGATAGTCACGCCATCGATTTGAATTGCTTCACCAGCGCCTGACACACCGCCAGCCTGTTCACCAAAATCACGATTGATGACGAGGTAGCCATGGGTGGCATCCACAGCGTACTTGATGGAATCAAATACAGCAGCGTTGACAACCATGTAACGAGGCATATCAGGTGGAACGTTTGCGTTAAACATAGCAATGTTCGCTTCACGAATGTGGTCAATCCATGACTTACCCGTGGTGGCGGCAATGCTAGAGTTAACAAGCGCGGAGTCGGTAATAACGTTACCGGCAGCGAACGGACCATCTGCTGCCGTGCGGCCCGCAAGAACTGTCTGACGTAAGACATTCTTGTCGAATTCACGCGCCAACGCACGGCCTAGTTCGCTTGAGAAAGCAGACGTAACATCGAAATGAGCCATCTTCTCATCGAGGTCATAGATAGCTGTATGAGCTACCAGCAGACCATCAATGGTAATAGTGGTTTCAGTCGTATCGATGTCATTCCCTAGCAACTCTTTGCCAGCTTCATGATATTCAGAAGTAGCAAGATGGGTTTTCGGGAATTGTGCCGACTTTCCAGACTCGATGGTTCGCACCGAGTGCTTATCGAGGGTCACGACTTGTTCAGAGAACGAAGCAAGAACCTCGCCTCCGAATATTTTCAGGAACAGATTACGATCATCGCTAACGCTTTGACCATAACCGAACCTGGCTGGGGTAGACTGTACGCCGTATGCCATGTTTAGTCTCCCTAGGCTATGGCAGCAGCCGCTTGCCGTGCTTTATCAGCATTAGCAGCAGTCGCAGCAGTTCCGTCGTCTATGCCACCGATCCAGTGTACTCTCACAGGACCAGTGAAGCTAACAGCACTATCGCTGTTAGAACTCTCAACGACATTTGCACTTGAGCGGGTCAGGGTCGTCGTAGCTGAAGCATAAACTCCAACCCCTACCTCATATGCGCCCTTCTCACCAATCGCCGCGTACCAAATGGTATCGGCGTTTGCGAGAGTAACCGCATCTGAAAGTAGCTGGTTGTTGCCCATGCCCTGAACACTTATGCGAAAGTCTGCCGCATTTGCGTTCCCAGCCTGAACTACCTCACCCGCCATCGCGAAATCATGTTGGTGTGCCATGATTATCTCCTTGGTTAAGATTACGAGGGTAGTGGGGTTGACCTATTGCGCTCCAGTTATCCGCCGTAGCAGGGCTATTGCTGAGGTCTTTCATTCCCGAAGGAATTTCTTAAAAGCTCGAATTGCCTACGCGAAGTCGAACTTGATTTCTAAAAGCAGGATCTTTTTTATATCGAGGATCACTCATCGCCTCGACCATCTGTTGCTTCGAGGGGAAACCCAATCCGCTGTCTGCGAGGTTTTGTCCCTCAACCAACTGAGGACCAGCACTAGCGCTCGAAGCGGGAGGGAGACCAACATCCGCAGAAACTCGAAGGCTGTCGATAGCCATCCGCCAGTTAGGAGTTTCCAAGATTGAATTATAGTTTGCAATTTCTTCCTCACTTAGATTGGTAGAGGCCCATTCAAATATCGTAGCGAGGTTTTCCTGACCCCCTGCGTAATCAGCCGTGACTGATTCCATGTAATTTTTATTATTCTCCAGCAGACCAATGTACCCATCGAGGACAGCTTCTGGTATTCCAAAGTCTTTTAGCTGTTGGTAGTTGTCGGCGCTTATAGTGTTCGTGGAATCTATATCAGACGTGATGTTGTCCCAGTTGACCGGCGAGGCAGTTTCGTTTGTTTCGTTTGTGTCTTCTTCTTTTTTTGGTTCAGCTTTTTGATCTATCTTATACTGAAGTTCAACGCTGTGATTTTTCCAATCATACTCACCCGTATCAGCGTTATAGAATTTTTCACTGCCTCCTTCTGGCATTGCTTCTATCTCCACTGTGGGAGAATCAAACTTTTGATCTGTTGTTTCGTTGCTAAACCCTTCCTCGAACTTCGCAACCATCTGTTCGTTATATCCTTCGGTTCCCTTTTCAGGGGCCGTTTCTGCTTCACTCATTTGGAATTTCCTGTTGTAGTTGTTGCATCATTTGTCCAGACTCAGCCTGTTGTTCAGACTGCATACGTTGCTGTCGAATCTGCTGGGCCTCTTGCTCAGATCGAATGACCTCTGGAATTCCCAATCCGTTGAAAGCTCTCTTCAGCAATTCGGTCATCTTTACATAGTCGAGAGTTAGTTCCGGGGTCAGCATCTGCACGATTTGTGCAGCGGCCTGTACTTTGGCAACATCTTGTTCGCGGCCAAGAGCCTCAAGCCCAGTCGTAATTTGAGGCTCAATCAGTTCCTCATCGAACGGCGGCAGTGAACCTTGCTCCATCATCTGAACCATCAATCTTTGCAGACGTGTTCGCTGGAGATCGAGAGACAGCATCGAGAATACACCACCAAGCGTATTCTCTAGCTCTTCGGCAGCCATCCTGATTTCCGTCGCAGTAATTCTGTCTCCGGTTCTACGAAGCGCGGAGTTCAGCAGGAATGCTTGACTAAGACTGTCAGTCAGTCTGCGAGTTTCCTCAGCAGCGATTTGCAATCCAGTGATATTGGTGAACTGGAGCATCGACACATCTTCAGGATTACCCACGACGATCTCGCCGTTGTCCGCTTCTGAAATGCGTCTCCTCAAGTTCGCACCTGTTGCGTTTGGTCGTATCATCCATATGTGCCGGGACGCCATCGTGCTACCGTCGAGGAGAGCCTTTGCCATTCCATCGAGAGCAAACAAATCGGCGTAATGCTCTTCGATCTTTCCCCTTCCGAAATCTTCTGATGGCACTAGTGACCAACGGAGGGGGATGAATGGACTAACTGCATACGTGCCTTGCGAACCCGGCACTACTTGATCTTCGATTTCCTGAGTAACATCGAAAGCGCCGTCAGCGTTTCTGACCACTCGCGTGTACAATTCGATAAACTCGTGACCCATCTCACTGCGAACATCTGTTGGCACGGGAGAAAGCTCAGGTGGGATCTTCTGTCGGATGATGATCTCTTTTGTTGCACCCGTTAAGTCTCGCTCGATCACGTATTGATCCAGCCGGTACACCCTGATCTGATTGTCAGGACCAAGATACTCCAGCGCATTACCCGTGACGATCAGTAGCTGCAACGTCAGGTTTGTTGCCGATCTCCAGTTGGCGCGATCAATCTCCGACTGAATTAACTTTTCAGCCAACGTAAAGCCCCGCTCTACGTCAGCCGGTGCAGATAACTGACCAGACTCAATGAGCGCTTTGTTTGGAACCCCTAGTTTAAAAAACGTGGTGCCGGGAGGTAGCAACGCTGTTAGCAGACGCGACGACAGGTTGACTACGCAGCGAGACCCTAAGCCTTGGTATGGCTCCGGTAGTTTGCTTGTGTGGCTGTGTCCTTCGGGTGGCAACAGACTTGGGAGGGTTAGCTCTGCTGCACGTCGAGCCCTTTGGAGAAAAGGCTCACGGCGATGAGCAAGCTCTTCGTATCGCTCTTTTGCTGTAACCATCACTGACTATTTGCTACCCCTGTGGCGGTCGAGGCTGAGGCCAACGCTGGATTAAGAGGTATTCTCAACCCCGATATGCCTCGGCGGCGTTTGCGAACTTCCTCGGTCTTAATAACAGCCTTTCGTTTGGCCTCTACTTCTTCTGGTGTTTGCGGAAGGTCGGCATCCAACGGGATCTGCGAAAAGGCTGTAGAGGTGTCCTCGACTGGCGCAGGAGTGGCTGGCGCTGGTTCCGGTGGGGGAGGTGCTGGAGGTGGGTTGTAGGCCGGAACTTTTGGAGAACTAAATAAAAATCCCATTAGCTAATAGATACCCCAGACCCACCAGTGCCTGTGCCTATGGAACCAAGCTTGCTGACCTTTAAGCTTGGTCGGCCAGACGCTTTCTTCACTCGCACAGTCTGTACAGAGGTTGTCTGACTATTTGATGTCCCCGGAAATTTCTTCCGTCGATTTATCTGGCTCTGCGAGGTGTTGCGGGCTTCCTGTGAGGGGAAATTTCCGCCTTCGCTGTCGGAAAAAACGGGAGGAGGTGGGGGAGGGGGCGGCGGCTGGGCCACCGGAGCAACGGCAGGAGTGGGAGGAGGGGATGCCGCCGTTGCCGGGGCTGGGGCTGGGGCTGGGGGTGCTGCCAGTTTTGGTCGGGGTGCTACTTTCTTGACAACTTTCTTAACAATTTTTGTTACTGCTCTAAATACCGAGCCCATGATTTTAAATCTCCATCCACGCGAAAGGCGGTTTGACTTGCCAACCTAACCTTCGCAATTTTACTAATGGTTTTTTGTCTCTCCAGAAAATCAGCAGTAGACGGCTGTCGATGAAATTTGCAAGGGAACAAATCTGCTTGCTCACTGTCCTGTCTAGCCACTGACCATGAAACTTTTTCTCTACCGCAACGTGAAGTTCCAAAATCCTATGCGTATCAGGCACCCACGAATACCAGACGTAGCCAACTAGTGTTTTGTCGAGTGTTTGCATTCTCGATATGAACGTGAGTTGCTGCATTTTTTCAACGTCCCACCCAGTGTGCGGATAGCCAACCCGATATAGGAAGTCCACAACTTCCTGAGTCGCGTCTTGATACTTAAACACCAAGTTCACGGCGCATCCAATCAGCCAGTTCAGAAACTAGCTGAACTTTTCCAGAGTAGTGGTGTGCCTCGTCCACGCTTTCTCCCGGTCTGATGCACCTATGGGGATACATTTCCACAAGAAATTCGATCAGATCGTAGCTTGATGTTGGTAGATCTTCTGCAATACTGGGTGCTTTAGCCGCGTCAAGCATTGCAAACTCCTCCGTGTCCGGTGATTTCACAGATATCATGGGTCTCCACGGACTCCGTGAATTCTTCGCCAAGTTTTTCAACAGCTTCTTTGTAGGAAACAACTGTCAACGGCTGTCCTCCACGGCTGGCATCTGGATAGCACGTAAAACCCCTAAGCTTATGAGCATACTTCGCGAGGGTGTCCGTGAATTTCGCAGTGTCAAACTTCGGATCGAAGGCTGGCATGTTAATGGTACTGCTGATCGACATATCAACATAGCCTTGGATGTCGGCTTGGAATTTTATTCTCCGCTCATAGTCATCTGACAGATCCAAGGCGCTCTCGATCTTGTTGGGGTTGATCCCATAGAGATCGATGAGTTCTTGAGCCGCTGAATCCACTACATATTGATACACCCAGTTTCGTTTTCCCTTTAGATAGCGACGGCGATATGCGACAGCAAAGATAGGCTCAATGCCAGTGCTAGTACCTGCCAATATGCCAATCGAACCCGTCGGAGCAACAGCGCGGACAGCCACAGGATTGGAGAGAGACAAACGATTGCTAAATTCACGAGCAACCACGTCGCTCCTGCCTTTGTAAGTCGCCAGCCACTTGTGAAGCTCGTTGGTAACCTCATAGCGTCCTCCTCTTTTGATTAGCCATTCGTGGATTCCCATGAGACCAAGGCCCAACCGCCTGTTTTTTTCTCGCACATCATAAATCTTTTGATACGGGAGGTCGGCGCGGGTGGTACCACACAGGAGAAATTTTGTGGCTAGTTCGACTACTCGCGATAGATCATCAATTGAATCAATGCGGCCTAGGTTCAGAGATCCAAGGTTGCAAACGTCACTATCGCTCTCGCTACTTACTTCTGTGCAAGCGTTCCGAAGCGTCTCGTTTTCTTTGTCGAAGAAATTGAAACTGAAGCCGGGTTCTCCGGTCTTCAGCGCTTGAAGAACATTTTGCTTGAACACTGGGCCTGTGTCCCCAGTTTTCCAGTAGTTCAAAAGCCACGCAGTGTCGTAGTTCACTGAGATGTTGGTGTAATCCAAAGGTGCGGGAAAATTAAAATCTTCTTCTTTTAGTTTCCCAAACGTCAGGCCGTCCGTTCCAACAGGTTGATCATACCAATTCTTCACCGTCATAAACTCGTTGATGTCTGCATGTTTCCAGTTCAGAGATGCATAGATAGCGGATCGTCTAGACCCACCCTGCATGACATTGCGGCCAATCTCATTCGTGAGATGCATGGCCGGGATAGGTCCGCTGGCGTGACCTCCGGTAGAGCTTAACGGTGAGCCGCTGGGTCTATAGACACTATAGTCTACACCTATGCCGCCACCTGTCATCAGACAGCTTTCAGCTTTCCAACTTAGGTTCGCCCAGTCCTCTCGTGTGTCTTCTTCTGCTCTCAACAAAAAGCAATTGTTGAAAAACTTCTTAGCGCGGCCCGCGTAGTACAGGTATCGGCCACCGGGAATGAACTGAAGGTTCTCGATTGCTTGAACAAGTTCCTCCTTGTCGCTCTTCGAGAGCTTATCCTGACACACGTCTTCAACTAGTGTCTTCGATAGATCTGCCCACGTCTCGCAGCCCTCATGGCTGTACTTATGATGAAAAATATCTTCCGCGAATTTTGAACGGAACATAGGGTTCCGGTTGCTCCTGAAAACTTCCATTCAGGTATGTCCCCCTATTCTGGAATTGAAATTGAGTTGGTCGTCCGCTTCTTCCTTGGCGGCTTCGATGAGCTTCGCGAGGTAGAACTGCGCTTTTTCGAGGTCTTTGATCTGGGTGGCAGCGTCGGGTGATTTTCGTCGCCATCGAACGATGTACTTGAGAATGTTTCCTTCGCAGAATCCGCAGAAACTATCGAAGCCTCTTGACTGGAGGAAGTCGATGGGCTCAATGCTGCCACTGGCGTAGTGCTTGGGGTTAGTGACATCGTCGTAGGGTTTGTGGGGTGCCATAGCAAAATCTCCTGTGCATCCTTGTCATAGTCCTCCGCTCTCAAAATTCGAGCGAGTCTCGCTTGCACCAGCGCATCGTCTTCGGACATCCCAGCGTCACGATAAGCAGAAACCACTGTACTCCACAGAGACATGAGTGACATACTCTGCGCTTCTGCCAGAATCTTTTCCGCTTTCTTGGGTCCGATACCGGGGATACCCTTGTAGCCATCACCGCTATCTCCAGTCAGCGTCTGGGTCATCCACGCGAGATCAGCTTGCGCTAATCTATTTCTCCGTGGCGCACGATCTTTATCAGGATTGAACAGCATGGCGGGCAGTGTCTTCATGTCCTTGTCTATCGAAACAATGATGGCGTTCTTCACGAATTCGGATGTCGCGTAGATACCCATCACGTCATCTGCTTCGAGGCGCGGCACCCCATACCATTCGTGGTGGTCTTTGAGGTGCTGGATGACATCACCCAAAAGCTCAGGCGGTTCACCTTTTCTGTTCGATTTATATTCAGGGTAGATCTCTTTCCTAAAGTTTCCAGCACAGGTAAAACACAGCACGGCCTTCTTGCATCGGGCTCCCTGCGTCCACTCTTTCAGGATGTGGTCGGCAGCGTCGAGAGCTTGCTGCTTGTTGACAGTCAGACCCTCGTTCCCGTCGTTCCACTCAATGTCCTCTTGTGCTACCGCTGCCGCTCTGTATGCAACGATGTCAGCGTCTATCAGTGCAGTTGCCATGTCAGTGAGTCTCACTCCAGTTTTGTCCAATGTTAAAACTTGCGTCCATCTCGCAGCGCAGCTTCAGTTCTTTCCCTGCCTGTCGAATTGCCAGCACCATAACGTGAGCAACCTTCGGAGCTACGACAGGATGAGCTTCAAATTGTACCTCGTCATGTACGTTGGCCACGTACCTCCAGCCCTCGAACTGAGCGGACTCATCGAAGGTAGCCAAAGCTTGTTTCATCAGCACCGCACCCGCACCTTGGATCAATGTGTTCAGCGCGGAGTGAGCGGAGGGACAAAACAATTTGCGACCATCGAGACCTATGAGGTATCCCCTCTTGACGGCTGTTTGGCGAACGTTGGTGACCAGCGTACTCAACCCTGAGATGCCGTCAGAAAGTTTTTGCTTCGCTTCTTTGCCCGCCTTGGTCTTGCTGCCCTTGAAGGGCTTGTCGTCATACACAACCTGACCCGCTCGACCATCACCCGCGCCATACATAAAGGCGTAAAACATACGCTTCGCGCTGTCCCT